AATTGTATATACAAAACAGAGGGTTTGTTCAGAGACTTAAACGACCAAGAGGTCGAGGAATTTAAACAATGGGCGCGTGACAACTATGTTATTGGATCACCTATAAATTCATTTTGGCATCCAGTAGTGGTTGAGGAGTGTATAATGATGAATGAAAAAGGAGACGCACTTTACTCTGAGGCTTTGAAAATTATTGGTGCTCTGATTGAAGGGGGTGAATGATAAAATAAACTTGACACAAGCTAGAAAATATGATATAAAACTACGCAGTTATTAGTAACTAATTATTTTAAGAGGAAAAGATGATGGAAAATGTAATTGATTTAAATGTAAATACCAACAGCAGCAACAGCATAGCTTTAAGAGAAAGAGGATATGGTGATGCAGATTTTGATGTTCAATATCATTCTCTTTATGTTATTCATAGAGATTTAAATGATGCCTCTTATTTTGACCCGGATACAGACCGTACTCAATTAATACCTAATAGAGTTGTAAGTATGAGGGAAGATACTCAAGATGTTTTAGGTATCCATAGTTTAAAATATAAAGGAGTAAACTTTAGGGATGGAATAGATCGGTGTCGAGATATTATAATTAAATCCGATTTAGCAGATGATTCTATCACTGAAGAAATATTAGTAACTCCTAATAGCAAACAGTGTGTTGTCACTTATACATTGCCTAATGTTGTGATTGATACTCCTGATAGAGATAAGGCAGCATTAATGATTATTATGACTAACAGTTTCAATGGTGTTTGGGCGTTCTCAATTCAAGTAGGCTTGAAACAATGGGCCTGTTTTAATACTCAGATCAGTGCTACTGATGGATTAGTTTATAAATCCAGGCATAATAGATTTTTAAATCTAGATCATGCAGTTAGTGTTATTACAAAATCTATTCCAATATTACATGAGCAAACAGAACTCTGGAGACAGTGGTTAAATGAAGAATGTTTTAACTCTGATGCTTTGAAAATTATTGGTGCTGCTACTAAGAATCAATTCTTAATAGATAACTATCGTCAGGTTACTGCAACCGGATTCCGGCAACAGGTTAGACGTTCCAAAAATGTAGCTCATCTCTGGGGTGCTTGGGAAAAATATAAAAAATCTCTTGGCTCAAATATGTGGGCTATGTATAACACATTAACAGATTGGTCAACTCATGTTGAAGCTAAGAAGTCTGGAAGTGTTGCAAGTATTAGAAGTAGAAGAGAAAATATAGTTAAGAAAGTTATCTCCGACCCAAATTTATTTGAACAGAAAATAGCTGCGTGAATATTAAGGGGGTGTAACAGCCCCCTATTTTAAATTACAAAGGAAATGAGATGAGTAAAAAACAAATACAGAAAATAGATAGGGAACTACACATGCTGTCTGAAACTCGTGAGATAGTTGAGGATTTTAGCGATGCTGTTATATCTTATAATGAGAGAGCTTTTTCGGAAGATTCCACAGCATGGCAACTGGGAGTCTATCAAGCAGTATTAAGGCAAATGCTAGAAGATAACGCTAAGTTGCGAAAACAATTAAAGAAAAAGACTAGAGATATTAATAATTATGACAGCCGATATAATGTTATCCACAACCGGAGAGCAAAATGAAACTAAATATGTTAGAAGACTTCATTCAGGATCTAAATGATGTATCTCAGATTTTCAATGAGCTAGATGTGGATAATACCAAGCAACATAAGCGCATGAAATTCCCGCTGACACAAAGGGATGTTACGGCTATAGGACAACGAATAGCTTTAGAACTATCGCCAGAGGTGTTACATGCAGATGGTGAGAAGTCTGTGCATGATGTACTCACTTCAAGCTGGTACTGGAACCAACTATATAAAGAACTCAAGCAGTATGCACTTGATAACGATAAAGAAGTCAAAACGGCAAGCAGTGCCGAACGGCTGGAGATTGCCGATGCCATGCTGGCGTGGATAGATACCTGGCAAAAAAAGAAAAAACAAAAGGATATATGAGATACAGGAGAAAGAAGATGGATAAGACATGGCTGTATGAAAATAGGATAGTAAAAGCTGACATACCAAAAGAAAATAAAGATGATCTAAGAAAAAGAATAGACACAGAAGTTACAGCTTATATAAATTCTGGCGGTCAAATACAACGCTGTCCGCCCTGTACTTACAGTAAAAAAGTAAACCTTACTGTTATTCAAAAGAAAAAAGTTAATCGTTTCTTTCAAATAAAAGGGGGCAGAAAGAGGAAAGAGAAATAGAATATAATAATTATGAACTTTATTATAAACTGGATTTCACGAAATAATAGTTGACAATAGCTTTTGTTTATTGTACACTAGGGACATGGAGAAAATTGAAAAGGATGTTGTTAATTTAAATACCAAATGGAGGTATATAATATGGCTGTACAAACAGGCATTGCAAAATGGGCAAGCATTACAAGCCCTAACACTAAATGGGAACCGCAGTATTGCATTAACTTAATTGTTGACGATGAGGTTGCTATTGATTTTAAATCTAAAGGATTTCCTGTAAAGGAATTTGATGAGGGTTTAGCTTTAGTTATGAAGAGAAAAGTTGAAGGTACTAATGGAAGAGTTAATTCTGTTCCAAAACTTTTTGATAAAGCTAAAAACGAAATTGATGTATCTGTAGGTAATGGATCAAAAGTTAAAGTTCAATACAAAGAGTGGGAATCTCAGCGTAATGGAAAAACTTTTAAAGGTTTCGATTTAATGGCAGTTCAAGTTCTAGATCTAATAACTTTTAATGGGGCTGGAGATGAGTTTAATATTGAAGAATCACTAGAGGAGAGTGATGAACTATGAAAATAAAACCGGAAGATAAACCTACCATTATCTTTCGGACTGAGATGGGAGACTTCGATGTCTCCCTCTTCAGTTCTGAAGGTAAGAAAAGATATTTCTTAGCCCGAAAAGCCACTAATGATATGAAAGAATTGATGGCTCAATGTGAGATTAAAAAGGTAGCTATTCAATCCCTTCATAATTTTTTAATAGAACATGAGTGTACTCCGGGTTGTCAAATGGATGTTGATGGTAACAAAGATAAAGAGGATTAAATATGGCATTTGCTAAGTACCATTTACCTTGCCCTGATTGTGGCGGAAGTGATCCTGTGTCTGTCAATAAAGATGGATCAGGTTTTTGTTTTAGTTGCAGGACACACTTTAAAAATTATGAAAAGTCTTGTGCTTTACCAATGGAACAAAGACCAACAGATATAAAAACTTATAGGAATAATTCTATGAACGATGCAGAAGGAGAATTTATAGCACTAACAGATAGAGGTATCTCAGAAAATACTGCTAAGAAATATGGAGTAAAAGCAGTAACAAATTATGAAGGAAAAATTATTAAACATTTATATCCTTACTATATTAACAATGAGATAGCAGGTTATAAAGTTAGAGAAAAGAATAAGATGTTTGTTTGGAAAGGTACTTCTCAGGGAACAGGTTTATTTGGTGAACAATTATTTAGAGCAGGTGGAAAGTATATTACTATAGTTGAAGGTGAGTGTGATGCTATGGCAGCATATGAATTGCTTGGATCTAAATGGCCTGTTGTTTCTATTAAAAGCGGTGCTGCCGGAGCAACTAAAGATGTTAAACAATCTATAGAATACTTAGAAAAGTTTGATGAGGTTGTTATAAACTTTGACAATGATAAGCCCGGCAAAGAAGCAGCACTAAAAGTAGCAAGGTTATTAACTCCAGGTAAAGCTAAGATTTTAACTCTCTCTGAAGACTTTAAAGATGCCAATGATATGCTACGCAAAGGTAGTAATCATACTTATGTCAGTGCTTGGTGGGATGCCAAACCATATACTCCTAGTGGGGTAGTTAATGCTAGAGATTTAAGAGAAAAATATTTTAATAGAGAAAAGAAACAATCAGTTCCATACCCTTGGAAGGGATTAAATAAAAAGCTTTATGGATTAAGGAGAGGAGAACTAGTTACATTAACTGGAGGAACTGGTCTAGGGAAGTCTAGTATTACCAGAGAATTGGAGTATTGGCTTATTAATAATACATCAGATAATGTAGGAATAGTTTCTTTAGAGGAACAGGATTTAAGAACAATGGATTGTTTAATGTCAATTGAAGCAAATGATAAAATATATATGGATCATGTTAGAGAAGGATATATGAAGAGCCAAGAAGGTCTTAAATATTTGAACGATCTTTATAATAAAATTTATAATGATGGTAGAATATGGATACATGCTCATTTTGGTACTACTGATATTGATGAAATATTTAGTAAGATAAGATATTTAATTATTGGATGTGAATGTAAATGGATCGTAGTAGATCACTTAAATATGTTGGTTTCAAACACAACAGAAGGAGATGAGAGAAGAACTATTGATAGTATTATGACTAGGCTACGTTCTCTTGTTGAAGAAACAAATGTAGGTATGATACTAGTGTCACATCTAAGAAGAGTAGAAGGTAACAGGGGCCATGAGAATGGTATCACTGTAGGTCTTAATCATCTAAGAGGTTCTCATAGTATTGCTCAGTTGTCTGATTGTGTTATAGCTCTTGAACGTAACCAACAAGCAGATGATACTGAAGAATCTCACACTACCCGCTTACGTGTATTAAAATCCAGATATACTGGAGATGTTGGTTTAGCTACCCATTTATTATATGATCAAGACACTGGTCGTTTATCTGAAATAGATGAGAACTACTTTACTAATGAAGATGACGGAGAAGAACTATGACATCATTAGTTTTTGATATTGAAACAGATGATTTAAATGCTACTAAGATTTGGTGTATAAGTATATGTGATGCTATTACAGAAGAAGTGTCTTCATATTATGGTGATACTTTAACTGAAGGAGTTGAGCGATTACAAAAAGCTGATAAATTAATTGGACATAATATTATTGGGTTTGATATACCAGTAATTAAAGAACTACTTAACATTGATTTGTCCAATAAAATTTTGGTGGATACACTTGTCTTATCTAGGCTATTCAATCCGGTACGAGAAGGTAATCACGGATTAGAATCTTGGGGGTATAGAGTAAATTTACCTAAGATTGATTTCAAAGAATATGCTACCTTTTCAAAAGAGATGGTTGTATATTGTGAGAGAGATGTTCTTATTAATAAAAAAGTTTATGATGTTTTATGCAAGGAGAAAGCGGGTTTCTCTAGGGAGTCTATTGATTTAGAACAGTCTATATGTGGTATAATTGATAAACAAAGAAAGAAAGGTTTCTTATTAGATGTTAAATATACAACTTTATTAAATGCCGTACTTCAAGATAAATTAAATAGCACAATTAAAGAAGTACATAAGGAATTTAAACCAACAGAAAATACTTTAATATTATATCCAATAAAAACAGCGGCTAATAAATTATCCAAGGTGGCTGTTGATTCTGATGGTAAAAGATACAGATTAAATTCAGAAGAATATGATACCTTGAATGAGCAAGATCAAATAAAAAGAATAAAGCGTACTGAATTTAACTTAGGTTCTAGAAAACAAATAGGAGAATACTTACAAAGGTTTGGGTGGAAGCCTAAAAACTTTACACCTACTGGTCAACCAATAGTGGATGAGGGTACACTAAGAAGAATAAAAAATATTCCACAAGCACAATTAATTGCTGATTACTTAATGTATCAAAAGCGTATTGCACAAATAAAATCTTGGTTAGAAAAAGCAGATGACTCAGGTAGAGTACATGGTTTTGTTAATACTAACGGAACTATCACCGGACGCATGACACATAGAGAACCTAACCTAGCCCAAGTTCCCAGCCCTTCTTCTCCTTATGGTAAAGATTGTAGGAGTTGTTGGATTGTACCACCTGGATTTAAACTAGTGGGAATAGATGCTGCTAGTTTAGAACTAAGAATGTTAGCCCACTACATGAATGATAAGGAGTTTACAAATGAAGTTCTTACCGGAGACATACACACCGCTAATCAAAAACTTGCAGGACTTAAATCTAGAACTCAGGCTAAAACT